ACAAAATATTACTTTGTTTTATTAAGATGGTTTATCTGGAAATACAATATCATCTGGGTCAGACTCAGACGCAGGCAAATCTCTGAGAGCAGCTCTATAAGTTTTCCAAGCATCTGAGATAGCAGGGCTGTCTGGCATAGCCATCCAATCTGACTTAGCCATTAACCCATCACGCCTACTTCTAATATCTTCCCATTTAACAGCCAGAATATCTGCTGCTACTTGGTCTGTGTCTTTTGTTGCAGTATCTCCACTCACATCCCAATACAGAACATCTTCATCTAAATCTGCAACAACTTTGCCTCCATGAGTTGCAACATGAGCTTTAGCTTCATCCTCAGAATCAAAATCTAAATACTTAGTAATTAATCCATCACTATGTGATACTACAGCTGTATATTTTTTCATGTTAATCTTTCCTATCGGTATCTTACTTGAAAAGTACTGTTTGTATCAAAAGTACCACCACTAATTTTAATTCTATCTAATACTGCTGAAAGAGTTTTACTACCACTACCTTGAATACTAGTTGTTATAGAACCATTAATGACCAGTTGATGTCTTGTCATATAAACAAATCCAGCAGTGTCCATTCTTCTCACTCTAATTACTCCATTAAACGCATTTGATTCACCATTAGCAGTGCGAAAAGTAAAAGAAGTTGTTGGGTGAGTAACTTGATTTAGATTACCTCCTTCATGAGCAAAACTATCTCCAGAATAAGCACTCGTTTCGTAGCCTCCCCCATCGCCTATAACCACGGTAGCAGAAACGGTTCCTGTAAAACTCATTAGATTAAAAAACAAATCAATATCTGTTGCCGTGCTTGGGATACCTGTAAATTCTTCTGAATTATTACTTGAATCTACTATTTGTGTTCCGTAAGTCCAAGGAGCGACTGATAAAGTTGTAAATGTAGGTGAAGAAAAAGCACCAGCAGAGGTAAGCAATTGTCCTGATGTGCCGGCACGATCAGTTATAGCACTAAGTTCTACACTCTCTGCCAAACCTTCAGTCGTATCTTCTAAAAGTAAGTTATCACCAGCATTTGTTGCAGAACCATCTGTTCCACCATCTTCAATAACAAAGTGGTCATCTAGATCAGCAGCAGTGTCAAATGCAAATTTATCATTGATTGATTCACCAGAGATAGTTCCTTTGACTTTTAAATCCCCTTCAATTACATTTGCAATTGTACCAATTGCAGCTGGGGCTCTTCCGAAATATGGCATTTAATTATTCTCCAATTTTGTCATGGTGCGTCTGGCCAAGTAATATCATCTGGGTCAGATTCAGATGCTGGTAAATCTCTTAGAGCTTTTCGATATTTAACCCATTTTGCTTTTACACTATCGCTTAAAGGAGTATCAGTAGCCACAGTCCAATCTGACTGCGCCATTAACACATCACGTTGTGTCCTAATTGCTGCCCACTTACCAGCCAAAATATCTGCTGCTAGTTGGTCTGTATCTTTAGCTGCGTCACTACTGACATCCCAATATGCAAGGTCTTCATCTAAATCTGCAACAACTTTGCCTCCATGAGTTGCAACATGAGCTTTAGCTTCATCTTCAGTATCAAAATCTTGAAACTTAGTAATTAATCCATCAGTATGAGATACTACAGCTGTAAATTCTTTCATCTTATTTTCCTAACCAAAAAGTACATTTAAATAACCAGCATCACCTGTAAAACCGCTAACTTTAAGTTGTGTTAGTTCCGCAGATAGCGACTTGCCACCAGCAGTAAGGCCGTGGCCTGTCCCAACATGATGATTTTGACCATTCATTACCCATGAAAATGTCCCTGCATCAGCTAAAACAAACTCGCAGAAACCGTTTAAAGAATTAGATGCACCAAATTGTTCCCTAATAACAAATCCATTAGTTGCGTTGACCTGTCCAGCAATCGCCGTACCTTCGAGGTATTTACCACCACTGACGTAGCCGCTCGTTTCTATGCCGCCAGCATCGCCAAGCTCAATTTTAATTGTAGCTGTCGTGTCTGTCATCGAGACATTTCTAAAGACTAAGTAAACCCTTTTTGTACCAGCAGGTATTCCAGTAAAAGTAAAAGAATTACCAGAAGTTGTTGCTTGGAGACTAGCTTGTGATACCCCCGCAGAATCCTCAAAAGTGGGTGCAGCACCAGCACCACCAGAAGTAAGAGCTTGTCCATCAGTACCAGTGGCCACTGCTACAGGATTACCCGAAGTATCAAAACTAATTATATTTCCATCAGTTCCATCAGCCATTAGTGCGAGTGGTATTTTTGTTAAACTCATTTATTTAGTCTCCATTTTTTCGTCATGGTGCATCTGGAAAAGTAATATCATCTGGGTCAGATTCAGACGCAGGCAAATCTCTGAGAGCTTGACGATACGTTTTCCAAGCATCACTCATTGTAACATCAGAGTTACCCATGTAATCTGACTCAGCCATTAACTTGTCTCGTTTAGTTCTAATAGATAACCATTTATCTGCAAGAATATCTGAAGCCAGTGATGAGTTGTCAGCTGTAAGAGTTTTCTTTTTAGCATTAACTGTCCAATATTCGGCAAGGTCACTTGGACTTTCATCTACAAATCCGCCATAAGTTTCAATGTGAGCTTTGGCCTCGTCTTCAGTATCAAAATCTTGATACTTAGTAACTTTATTATTTGCTGAGGAAACTACTGCTATCCAATCTTTCATTTTATTTCCTAAATAAACATTATGTTGACTGCGCCGGCATCAAATGTTGCTCCTGCCGCAGTAGAAAATTTAATTTGAGTTAATTCAGCACTTAGTGCTTTACTACCAGAGCCTAAATATATTCCATCATCATCAGATTCATTAAGCATACCGTGAAAGCACCATGTAAACGCAGCAGCATCTTGTAGTGTAAACCATACAGACCCATGAAGTATATTAGCCGCATCCCAATTTACTGTACCTACAGAAAAACCAGCAGTATTTCTTATTGTCGCACTCTCAATAGCTTGGTCAGCAATTTTTGCAGCGGTATTAAGGTAACCGCTCGTTTCTATGCCGCCTCCATCTCCGATCTGGATGCGAATTGTTTGAGAATTACTTCCCTGAGAAACTCCAAAAAAGTTCATTACAATCATATCTACACCAGCTGGAATACTCCCAAAGGTAATTGATGTGCCTGAGGTAGTTGCAATTTCAGTGCCTTGTGTAAACCCTGCTGATAGAGCTTCAAATGCTGGTGGTGATCCAGCACCAGTAGAGGTTAATACTTGTCCATCACTTCCAGTGGCAATTGCTACAGGATCGCCTGAAGCATCAAAACTAATTATATTTCCATCGGTTCCACCAGCAAGTTTAGCTAAAGTAATTTGGTTATCAGCTATATGAGCGGTATCAATACTACCATCTGTATAATGTTCTGAGTCGATAGCATCATCAGCAATCTTTGCGCCGGTTACTGCATCAGTAGCAATTTCTTGAACTGAACCTACCGTAAAATATTGTACTACAATATTGTTTGTTCCAGCTGGAGGCGCTGTTGTAAATGTTAGAGTTACTCCATCAACATTAAAATCAGTTCCATTACGTTGCATCACACCAGATATTCTGACAAAAACAGAATTAGTGGTTGATGCTTGTGATAAAGTAAAGGCTGTGTCTGACGCATCACCAGTAAAACTTTGAGTAAAGGCATCTGTAATTGCGCCGGGATCATTACCTAGATATGGCATTAGGTTATCTCCATTACGCTCAATGTAACATCTAATGAACTAGCAACACTAGCACCAATTGTTATAACATCTGTTGCTTCTAGAACTATCTTTTGTCCAGCAAATACTTCCAAAGTTGAATCAGCAGGAATTGGTACTTCATTAAGTAACGAAACCGATTCATTTGCTGCATTGTTAGCACCAGTTCTATTACCAGTATCACTCGTAAGTTTTACTGTAACGTCCCTTTCAGCTGCAATCTTATTACAGACGTTCATTCCCAAAACAACAGTTGTTGTTGAACCAGCACACGTATATAAAGTACTAAAAGTTCCACTGTCGATTGCCACATCTGCTATTGTGAATACCTTAAATGTATTTGCCATTTTATCCTAATCTCCAATTTCTCAACTATTTATAACACTTATCCTAGTGTAATTTCTCAACTATTTATAATATTTATCCTAGTGCAATTGCTAGTGCTGTTGCCTCGCCACTAGTTAATGTAACTACTCTTGATAATGCAGCTTTTCTGTTTGTTCCACCAGCGCCATCATCAACAATTATTAAATCTGCAGCTGTTAAGTCAGCACCAACATCTGTTCCACCATCAATATCTATTGCTGCAAGACCAATTTTATTTACAGCTGTAATAGCTGCTAACATAGTTCCTGTAACTGTTCCACTATCTCCAGAACCAACTAAAGTACCAGACAGAGTTGGTAATACACATACTGCACTACTAGCTAAAGCGTGTGGTGCAGATTGTAATGTTTGTGCGTGTGCGTTCGAACTTTCACAATAAAATTTAAGTTGTGATACAGAGCCTTCATTTTTAAGATCAATAAGACCACCGCTTATATACAAATCATCAGATAATACTATATCTCCGTCCGCTTCAATAGTAATAGCAGCTGCGGTAGTAGCATTACCGATAGTTCCAGCATCTTTAATAAGTATGTCATCTACAAAAGTAACTATACCAGCAGATGAAATAGTCATAGCAGTAGTTGCTGATGCAACTCCAATAGTTCCACCGTCTTTGATAAGGATGTCATCTTTGAATGTAACAATACCAGCAGATGAAATCTGTATAGCATCTGTCGCACTTGCAGAACCTACATCACCATCATCAGGAACTATAATGTTACCAGCAAATGTTGCAACTGTTGAACTAACTGTTAGTCTAGCAGTTCCACCAGTTGATATCGCAACCTGATCTGCGGCAGAGAAAAAGATACCAGTATTGGTATCACCACTATTTGTAATTGATGGAGCTCCAGCAGAGCCATCAGCAAAAGATGTAACTCCAGTTATAGTTGGACTAGCAAGTGAAACTACAGAAGATGTAGCACTAATACCACTCGTTAACGCTGTACCTGTACCTAAGAGAGTGTATATCTCAAGAAAGTTATCATTAGTCTTATCACCACCCGCTCTAAGGGTGTCACCAGTGCCATCGTTGGCCGCCGCGCCTATTTCTATTGATTGAAATGCCATATTTATTCCTTTTTATTATTTATAACACTAAAGAGTACTATCAAATGTTTTTCCTGAGCTATCAAACTTACTCAGTGTAGAATCGAATGAGAATTCAAATGTTTGCGGTACAGACAACTTAGCCCCTGTTATTGGATCACTTAAAATGTCAAAGAATGTTGCAGTTTCTAAAATTATTTGTTCTCCAACTCCAGTATGACCACTTGATGCAAATCTATTCAATAAGAAATTAGCACCACCTTGGAATGTTCCCAAATTATATCCGTCTATTCCTATCGTACTATTTTCATTAATAATATTATTGTCAGCATCTAACCCTGTTGCATCATATACTAAATTACCAAATATACCACCCTCTGTTCCACTCTCTAGTTGAATGTTTGTGGCTTCTTTTCCCAAATCTTCTAAGACTAAAGCATCTATTGGTCTTGTCACTATATCACTACTATATGTGTATGGTTCTATGTCAGAGTTAGTAAAGTTTTCCTCTGGAATAATACCTTTAAGATCAAAACCATGATCAGTCGTTGTTCTAACTTCATCCTCTGGTATTAGATATTGTTTTTCTAAAATAAGTTTGTTGTTATATCCAACACCAGTTTCATCCTCTAGTAAGAAAGAGTCTCCATGCGTTGATGATACAGTAGTTCCATCCTCTTGTTTAAATGAACCTATCTCATCTTGCTCCATAACAATGTTAACAAGATTACCACCGTCTATATCAGCTAAAAATCTAGCAGGACGAATGATATCTTCTATCGACATGAAGCTGTGATTAAATGTTACTTCTCCAAGAATTGAACCGCCACTATAATTACCATGTAAATCAAGAACACCACTCTCCAGAGTAATGTTGTCTCCAGCATTAGAACTAGAACCATCTGTTCCATTCAATACCATTGTATGAGAAAAGTCATAACTACCAAAGTCATCAAAGGCAAATCCACTGCCATTATTTTGATCTATCGCATCTTCAAAGATTAAATTTTCATTTGCACCTACTACTCTATCAACACCACCAGCTACGTTGACTTGTTCAAAACCAACAAGAACTAACTTTCCAGAACTAGCACCACCTACATTTCCAATTTCTAAATCAATTGCAGAAGGATCATAACCAAACGGTGACTGACCCATAGTTACTAATCCAGTAGGTAAAGAATTTATATTTTTACTAGGTAAACTTACTTTACGTGAAACTCTAGATATTACACTAACATCTTTGTTTGCTGAAAGACCACCCTTTCCAGCTGTTTCTAGATATTGTCTTCCACTATCTTCATTTAAAAGATTATCTTTATCATCAGAACTTTCTGTTTTAAAAGTAAAGAAAGAAGAATTGTTGTTACCAATTTCAAATTCAAATTTACTTCCAGCATTAGTTCCAGAAGAGTCCGTACCGTCAAGTAATATATTTGAATCAGTGCCACTAAATCCTGGCAGGAATACTCCACCATCTATTGTACTCTCTGGTTCCAACAACATATTGAAAGAAAGTGATACTGTTGATTCTGAGATTATCCTATCTCCATCAGCAGTTATTAAGAAATGGGGCCCACCAATACCTACATCAGTTTCATCCTCTAACTGTATGTTTTCAAAATCTACAAAAAGATTTGTTAGAGTTTCACTAATAAATTTATCGCCAGCGTTAGTGCTTGAAGAATCTATACCATCAAGTAATAAGTCACCAGTTTCAGAATGATCAGTTTCTAATAAAATCTCATCGTCAAAATTATTAACGCCGTATTGTAGAACATTAGGATTGGTAGTTCTAGAAACTTCTTCACTAAAGATAATAGTAAATGTAGAGGCTAGAATTGGTGAGAAGTTACTTGTAAATCCACCACCAAGGCCGGAACCAGCATTTGGTATTGCAGCAGAAACTAGAGATGCAATACTAACTTTACCAAACACATTAAACCCAGCTGGGTGTACTGCTTTCTTTAACTCTGTTAAATAATCTGCTTGACTAGAAGCAGCTTCAATCTCATAAGAAAATTGTTGGTAGTATACAGAGTCTTGTATTCTATTTAAATCTTCTCCGATTAAACTATCAATATCCACACCATAAGAAGGAGTGGTTTCTGCTTTTGTTCCAATAGAAGCTGTACCTTTACCAATATCAACACTTACGATTGTTCCAGACGCTCCACCAGAATCCGTGATAGTAGTTGTCTCAGCAGAGAAGTCTATTGGTTGTTCGTTTACAATATTATCACCAGCATGAGCTGAAGTGGAGTTAGTTCCATTGATCGCAATGTTACCATCAAGAGCTTCAACATTACCTAAAAGACGCTCATTAACATTTGATTGACTAGCATCAGTACCATCCAATACGATAGAGTTACCGACATTCTCTGCCATAAGCAGATCGCCGGAGTTAGTACCACTTGCATCCGTTCCATCTAGAAGAATACGTATTTCATTTTCAATACCTAATTCTATGAAACCATCTGTTAATAATTTATCGCCAGCATCATCTCTTACTGCAACCGCAAAACTATACTCTGTTACAAATCTAGTCTGTGTTGGGCTTGGATCAAAGTAACGTGCATCACCTATTGATGTAGCATCTTCATATCCTATTACTCCACCAAGAGAGTCTTCATAAACTAAATTATCGTATGAACTTCTACCAGCAACTGGTGGAATTGTATCACCTACATTGTTTCCACCAGATACGCTCTCTAGCGCTACACCTGTATGAAGACCAATTCTACCGTCTTCTTCAACTAAGAAACCATCACCGCCATTTAGTTCAGTTCCAGATTCTATAACAAAGTAATCAAGTTGTTTTCCTGCAAAGGGAGAATCCATTACAAGGTTATTTCCATCCTCATCTATTAATTCTTCTTCTGTTGCAAGTTGATTATCTATTTTAAAATATGGTTCGCCAAGTCTATCACCTAAAACAACAAGAGAGTCTTCAAGGCCGATACCTTCGCTATCACTAGTTTCCATAGTGACACGTTCAACATCTTCAAATGTAGTCTTTAAAAGTTTAGTCGTAGAATTGAAACCTTTAACAACACCTGTATGACCACTACTTGCAAGAGTGTTTGTTACACCAAATGTACCAGATACATCCTTCAAAAGGAAGTTTGCTATAAACTGTCCTTCTGGAGCTTCGGTGTATTTAAATCCCTGATTAGTTACGTTAACACTATCCACAGCACCAATATCATTTGTATCTGCTGTAAGAAGTGTGCTTGTACCAGAGGTTGAAACAACTGTAACTGATGGTAGTAAGGAATATCCCTCTCCACCGTCTTTTATGAATACTCTAGTTATCTCACCAGTGGATACCGTACCATCTTCTAGAGCAAACGTATCACTATCTGTACCATGACTATCTAAGGTTATCTGGTCTGTTTCTGTAATTAAAAAATGCCCTGCATTATGACTAGAAGAATTTGTTCTATCTAATGCAAGTTTATCACCAGCATTAGAACCAGATGCATCAGTTCCATCTAATATAAAATTAAAATTTACTATAGCACTAGTAGAACCAGCTTCTAAAATAAGATTATCACCGGCATCACTACTAGAAGAATCTGTACCGTCAATTTCTAAGGAACCATCAATGACAGAAACAAATCCAGTTGCTGCCTTTGTAGAAGTACTTGTTTCTGTAGCAGTAAATGTTAAAACATCTCCCTCTCTAAAAAGAGTACCAGCGTTATCAATGATAACTCGACTAACACTACCTGTCTTAATTGAACCAACTTCAGCTAAGGCTTCTCCGTTACCTATTGTAGTTTGAGTATCAAGACTTAAATCGTCACCGACAGAATATAATTTACCGCCATCAGTAACCGCATAACTTGTCACCATACCTCTAACTGTAAATGACATTGTAACATCTTGTACAGTAGAGGTTCCCTGTATAATCTCACCATCAGTAAATGTTCCTACCAATGAAGCAGGATTTATTTCAAATTGAATTATTGCATCACCAGCCTCAGCAGTAGAAAGTGCATTAGCAACAACCGCTGTAGCACCAGAAGTTTGACCAGTGATCACAACTCCTAACATCTCACTGCCGATAGCATTAACTCCTGGCGAACATCTTAGAATTACTTGATTTGTCCATTTACCATCAGAGGTTCTCATCATATATTGGTTTGGATATGTTACTTCAATATCTTCATCTAGTAACATTCTCATAAAAATTTTATGACCTTCAGAGGTTCCTTTTGCTCTGTACAGTTCTCGTATATTTTTAATGAGGTTTCTTTTATTAATACCAGTTGCAAGGTCCGTAGGAATAGCGTTCATAAACGAATCTCTTAGTTGGTCTAAGAAATCGTATATAGTATTATCTACGTTTGCATATTCTAAAAGTTGCTGAATGTTTTGTACAGGGTTCGCACGATATCTTACAACCGTACCAGTTGATCCAGAGGTTCCACCTGTAATAGTTTCTCCAGTTTCAAATTTCTGTTGAGATGTTATAAACAATCTTGGTTTAGTAGAGTTACCTAAATCATCTACAAGAATTGTTGCAGTTGCTTTAGAGGTAGCACCAGTAATTGTTTCACCGACAACGAACTTACCAGTTGTTGCATCGGTAGCATCTTCAAGAACAATCTTATTATCATCTACATCTAGAACAAAAGATTCTGTTTCAAGTTCTAAAAGTAAATTGTCAATGACAACACTGACACGCAATTCACCAGCCTCTAGATACTCAAAATAACTTTTTAGAAACTTAACAAATACAGGATGGTCAGCCTGAATAAAATCAGGAACCTGACCTTCTAAAAGAGGACTAAGTTTGTTTGTTAGATTTGATGAATATCCGTCAAGAGGTGCCATATTAATAACTCGAAGGTGTCACATAAGTAGATGTTGTTGTAGTAACCGTTCCGGCCGATGAATCTCCTGTAGCAATAGTATCCAATGATCCATTTATATTAGTATTAACAAAATCTATTTTTAATATTTGATTACGAACAGGAATTATATCAAGGGAGTCTGGTGTAACCGTCAAACGAATAGCTGAAGAGGCAACCTCATCAACATTTTCTACAGAAGTAATATTAACACTACCAATCTTAATCTCTCCAGTAGTATACGTTATAGTTCCAGCAGTACTGTTCTGATACTGACGAACACCAGCAACTAGAATATATCTTCGTATATTACCGGCACCGTCATCATCAAAGAACTGTACGTTAGTTGTATCACCACTTACTTTAAATCCAGTAGAAGCAAGAACTCCACCAGAGGAAGAGTTGTGACCACTATGAGGATTATAAAATGCATTGTTAAGTTGTATGGTATATGCCGTTGCAGTACTTAAAGTTGGCGTTAAGTTATGAGCCAGTGTTACTGTGGTAATATTACTAGTTATTGATGTGTCTGTATCGTCAATCAATCCTGTTACCTTGGAATGTCTGAACGCTCCATCAAACTGAGCTAAGTTACTTGTATTATAAGTTCTTAAAGTAGAACTAACTAAAGATGCTAGTGATGTAGTAGTCTCAGTTGTCTTACTTGAGTCAAACTGAAAAGTAACACCCAATATAAGATTCGTTGATTGTGTGTCAACAATAACTGGTGTTATAGATGCAACTGTGAAAGGACTTAGTGCAGTTATCAATGAAGATTTTTCTGTGTCTGTTAAGTTGTTACCAGTTGTAGATTCTATCGCAATAAAAACTTTTCCATATTCAGGCGTACTAACAACACCAAGACTTGTATCAAACGAACCGCTCTCTCCACCAAAAATTGCAACAGATTTAGTGTTTGGAAAATATTGCTTTGCATATACCTTATAATCTTCTGCCGTAACACATCGACCCTGAGAAGCATAACTCAGCGGTGCGTTGTATTTGATTGATTGAAGTGTCTCTGGTTCTGAACCAGCAGATGCAGCAGATACAGTTGCAACCGCAATATCAGATACACTTGCAATTGTTGCTGCATTGTCAAAGAGAGCTGCTCCGTTTGCAAGAGACTTGTTTGATACAACATATGTTAGTATAATAATATTACCGTCTGAAAGAGCAGAACCTATAATACCATCACCAAAATATATTTCAAATACTCCAGCTTCTACCTCTTGTAGAAAGTAGACATTACTAGATGCTGTCAATTGTGTTATGTCTGTAGTCTTCGTATATGTTGTGGTAGTTGAGTCAGAAGATGAGGTTTGAACCTTTACTGTTAGTGTAGTAGTGTCTGCTCTATTATCAGTCAGTAAAAATCTCTGGTCAATATCAGAACTATCCACACTATATCTTGTCGTTATAAAAGTTCCTTCGTAGATATCAATATTTGTAAATGGAATACTATTACCAGTGTTTGATTTTGTAACATCTGTTATTGTTGAAAACTTATAAGATACACCATCCACCGCTGTATTAAATACTGTTCCAGCTGGCATCGTTAAAGAAGAACTATTTGTATTCAGAGTAACATCTACGATTGCTTTAGAAGCACGAGCTGATGTTGGTGTGTATCCTAAAGTTTTTGCATGGGAAACAATACTAGACCTAAGAGATGAACTATCTAAGAACATCTCGTTTGCAAGCATATTTGCATTGAAACCTAGATAGTGAGTATTGTATGCAAGAACATCCAAAAGGATATTCATACCCGAACCTTCAAAGTCATAATCCGTAAATTGATCTTGAGCTTTAAGGAAAGTTTTAAGGTTAGTCTTTACCTCATCAAAGTCAAATTCTGTAACTTCTAATCTTCTGTCGTTTATTGCCATTATCGTAATACCTCTAGAAATACTGTCATGTCTACAAGCTCAGTGGGTGCATTAACAACAAAAAATTCTATAGTCACTTCGTATTCATTTCTATCTAAATTGGGTAAAGATCGAACACTGATTAACCTTGCTCTTGGTTCAAAATTTTCTATAACATCTTCTACTTTTCTTGCCAAAACAACAGCAGTAATAGGTGTCATATTTTCAAATAACATATCTCTTATACCAGAACCTATTTCTGGATGAAATGGTTTTTCATAAAAGTTAGTTAATATCAAATTACGAACAGACCTCTTCACTGATTCAACATCTGTTATTTTTGTTATATCATTTGTACCGTTTTTTCTACTAAAAAATAAATCTAAGTCCCTATGCTGACGAACATTTCTAGATATATCATTATTAGATTGTGCATCACTTAAAGCTGCATTTGACGTAATGTTCGACATTATGGACTCCTGTTCTATCTATTTATAAGATATTATTAACAATATCAAACAAGATTTAAGTTCCTTCACTTTCACTTATACGTATCTCATTTACTATTGCATCTATGTTGTTATGCCAATAATCTAAAAATCTATGTATCCTTGGATACTTTGGTTTAACATCCATCGTTTGCCACACAAACCTCTGTAGTATGTTCTCATAGTCTGGCATCCAGTAATAAACATCCAGTGTGACTAATGTTTTTTTCTTTATTATAATCATGAGGTTTTTTAACTATCCCCCTTTATTTTATAGCTTGGATCATAGGTTTCGTTATAATAATATGCTACATATATTGCTGGTGAAGATTTTCCTTTACGAGTTGTTCTGTCATACTGTCTAATAAATTGGTTTATGGTAATTTCTTTTGAATTTATAATACTTACTTGAAACGTATCATTTCCATAACTATTTCTTCTAGAAGTCCCTTCGGGAATAATTCTAAACCTTCTTCTTGTCCTTTCAAATCCTCTAGAGTTAGTGTACTTTTCTCCATCTTGCATATATCCAGAAACATATCTAATTTTAGTTGGTTTATGTTTTAAAGTTAATTTGATATCAATACCAAGTTCATCTGAACCACCAACAGAAACAAGATCAGAAAGATTTATTTTTTCACTTCCAAAGTTTTTCTTAGTTAAGAATCCTTCATCACTATAATTTGCATTTTTAGCTCTTGCAGTGGTTGCTGGAACACCCTTACTTTCTATAGAAACTCCTCCACTAGATTCAGTAACTTTTTTAGTTTCATTTACAACCGTGAATACGGCCGTATCTGCTGTTGGTCCTTCTTCAAGAGTTGGATACACAGCGCTTGCTGCAGCAGTCTTTGCAGCAGTAAAGTTTGTATTTGAAACAAAGGTTGCTGCTTCTTCTGTAATAGGGCCAATAGAGGGTAATAAAGATGCAGATGCTTTTTGAATTACATCTCCTGACGGTAAAACCTCAAAGTTTGGTATAAGACTAGACAAACTTGTGCCTGTTCCAAAAACACCAGCAGCAGATGATACGAGTGAGTCTAAATCAAATCCTGACGTTGTAAGTGCATCACCAAAACTTGAAGTTATATCTGCAAGTAAATTTGCTGACTGTAAAGGATTCGTCAATCCACTTAAACTTTGTAGTTGTGATTGTAGATTTACATTTGGTATAGAGGATGGCTCAGGAACTAGTGATCTCAATTCAGTATTTACATCTGCTAGTTGAGATGAAAGTGCAGATGACGCTGCAGAAGCATCCGCTTGTAAATTAGATAATGCAGAACTTTTTGTATCATTTAATTTTGATACAATATTATTAAACTGTGTATTTGCTCCCTGTAAGTTTGGGGCTGTAAAATCTACCATATCTTATTCCTATAATGCATCTACGGCATCTGAGCCAGATGATCTTGCTGAAGGTAGTGGGTGAGCATGATCAACAAATCCACCAGCTTTATCAACAAATGTATCACCATCAATTTTCTCTTTGAACGCATCAAGATAATGGAATGTTGCATCAGCATTATATTTAATTCCAGCAATACCAGAAATTGTTTCGGTGTAAGTTCCACCAACTGTTACAGACATACTGGATGCAACGGTTTCTGTTAAGGTAGTTTCTGATTTCAAAAGCATCGCTGTTTTAGATCGTATGTCTATATCACTTCCTGACTTGATTGACATAATACCAGAAGTTGTTAAAACATTCATGTTGAATGATGCAGTCATCATTATATCATTACCAGCACTTATAAGAGTATCTGCTGATGCGTATAGTAATAAACTATTACCTATGACATGAGTTTCACTTCCAACTATGTTGATATCAACGTCACCTTCGCTTGGCCCAGCTGCACCACTAAGAGGACCAACATTACCTCGTACAAATCCATTTATATTATAAGAGTGATTACCCATAATTTCTTCTTCAAGGTTTCCACCAGCAGTTCCGGCTCCAACTCTTGTTCTTAAATTCTTGTGTATCTTCTGTGTGTAGTTTCCCTCTACCTCTAAATGATAATCACCCTTGATATACTCTCGTACAGTTCCTTCGGTTGTTATATTCACATTACCAGATATATAAACATTAGAACTACCAGCAACAATCTCATAGTTGTCACCGATAATCTTGACCACCTTTGTGCCGTCTGGATGTATCTCTTCAAATGTACCAGACTTATGTTGTGTGAATAATCTCTCTCCGCCAGGGCTGTCATCTATCTCTCGTATATGACCAGACTCAGATTCAAATACGTGGTTGTATGGATATGCAGCAGAGATATATGGTTCTGCTGTGCTAGTTGTTCCTTTTGGTTGTGGTTCTTCAAAAGTACCTCTTGTCTCTTGTACGGCTTCATCGGAAACAGATTTAAGAAATGGTTGTGTTGCGGTAGGAATAGCAAAATCACCACTTAGTCTATTCGTTCTACGATTGATTAGAGAGGTATGTGATTCGGATAATTTACCTTGTGCAAGTCTATTTGTATCTGACTCACCAACCTCATGACCAGAAGACATAGTATAAGTATCACCATCTACAGGATATGGGCCGTAAGTAGGATCACTTTTATAATAATCTTGCTTTGCATCTGCGCCTCTTGGATCATTAAACCCTGTTGATGGATCAGCTGC